CCAGCAACAATCAAACCGCTAGTGCCAGTTTTAACAATCGCACCAGCAGCACCAGTAGTAGTCACAGCAGTAGTAGTCACACCACTTGTACCAGCACCTATTAAAACTTCACCACTGGCTAATGTTGTTTGACCAGTGCCACCATTGCCAACAGGAACAGTTGCAACAGTACCCAACAAACCTGCGCTAGTGTTCGTGACAATGCCAGCCGTACTCAAAGCCGAATCAGTAACATTAGGTGCAGTGATAGCACCAGTGAAAGTTTGACCAGATACCGCAGCCCTAGTCGTGTCCGTTGGATGTTGATGATCCGCACGAGCATAAGTTGTTGAAGTTCCAACCGTGGCAGTTCCATCAATGAGAGGAGTTGCAGTAGCGGCCTGACCCAAAACAAATGCAGTCGAAGCAACCTGTGTCGTGTTCGTATCAACCGCGGCAGTCGGTACAGTCGGTGTGCCAGTCAATGCAGGACTTGTTCCAAAAGATGTCAAAGCAGACGAAGTAGAAGTCGAAGTCAACAAAGTAGCCGAGGCAGGAATAGTCGTACTATTCACCGACGTCACATTCGGCAACGAAGTCGTTGACGTATAAACACCATTAGTGACAGTGCCAGCATTGCCATCAATACTCACACCAGTCAAAGCCAAGGAAGCTGAAGAACGGTTAATCGCCAGAGCAGTCGTGCCCACATACATTGTCTGATTCGTGGCAGCCTTACCAGCAACCGTCGAATCCAACGCCGTCAACCGGGCAACAACCGTCGCCGACGATCCCTGCGGATTCACACCAAGAGTCACCTGCACAGCAGACATCGCATCATTGATGTTGTCATGTTGAGCTGCGTGAGGAACAGTAGCCGAATCGAGAGTGTCTGTTGCCGTCGGATTGACGAAAGAATCAACAGCACCTGGATAATTCGTAGCCATGCACACTCCTAGAAAATAGACTCAACCCCAGTGGCAGGGGTAACACTGGGGTTGAGAGATTAGATATTAGTAACCGACTTCCACTGATCGTGGTGACGGTCATCAAGCCAAAACTGTTTATGGTGAGGAAGAATCGCACCAGTGTGGGCGAAGATAGGAAAACCTAAAGCACCAACCTTGCGACAAAACAACAAATCCTCACTGAACCAACGACCATCAATAGCACCATCAAAGAACCAACACCAGTCAGTTCCCTGATTCGGATTCGCCTTCTCACGCACAGCCTCAAGAACACTGCGGTGAACAAGAATCGCACCAGTGCCAGAACCATCAATGCGAATCACAGAATCCTTGGCATAGTCATCAATCGGCAACATCGAACCAGACTCATGCAAGTTATAGATAGCCGGTACAGGTCGCAACACGCCATCATCAAAAAATTGGGCAAAAACCAAACCAGCGACAAACGGCTTATCATCCTTATGGGCCGTATCCACCAGCTTGTCGAAAACATCCACCGACAAAGTCTGGTCACTATCAAGCATGAACAACCAGTCAGCGTGAGAATCATCCAAAAAGTTTTTCACAATAATGTTGCGAGTCCGAGCCAGAAGCCCAGTGCCCTGCACCATTTGAAGTGAATCAATGCGAGTCTTACGCTCACGCATCAACGTCACCAAATCAAGCGTGAGTTGAGCATCAACAGTTCCATCATGCGGAATCGCTATGCACACAGTTTCCTTAGACCTCATCGAGTTTCACGCTCACTCGACGGAAAATCTTGCACATGATCAAGAAGTTCCAAGACTTGCTCAATCGTGCCATCGTTATCTAAAACCTTTTGCAAAGCCGTTGCAGCTTCCAGCAAAATAGTTTTCATCCCTGCCATAAAATCAACCCCTGATTTTTGATTGTGTGAATGACAGTGGCGACCCCATCACTGAGGTCGCCACCATCAAAACGAGGCTTAGTAGCCTGAAGGTGTCACAGTACCTGTGCCGGTAATTGCTGAAACAGCCTTGTTGAAACGGTGAGCTAATGCAGCGTAACCGTAGACCTGGAAACGGACTGTGAGGTTCGCTGACAATACGTCAGGAAGAACACGAGTCTTAACACCAGATTCAAACAAAAATGAATCAGAGAACTTACCAACAAGAATTGGTGACTGGTTTGTTCCTTGAGCATTCTTAAGCGTGGCATCCACATATGTGGGCACGCCATAGATTGTTCCGACTAGACCAGCAGCAGCACCAGGAGCAGTCGTAACGCCACCAGCATTGAACGGACCATTGCCAGTAGGCACGATGATTGGTCGGCTCTGACCGTCAACCTGTGATGCTAACCAGTACCATGTTGAAGCACTCATGACGATTGCTTCTACGTCACGGTAACGGTTGTTGACAACGTTACTGATTGCCTTCGTGATAGCAGTCAAGCCACCAGTTGCAGTCGGGCTCGTTTCTGTCCAGGTTGTTGGAATACCGTTGGTTGTGTCAGTGCCAAGGTAAGTGAATCCCTTGAGGTCGTTTGAAGTACCAGCAGAAGCGCCAGCAACAACAGTGTTCAACTGCAATGCGTAGTCAGCCATTAGGTCGCCGAACACAAGTTTGTCAAGACCACCAGCGATTGGTGACTGTTCAACAAGTTGGATTGACACATTCTGGAAACCACTCACAGTGCGGACAGGTGCAGACACAGTCGCTGAAACAAGGTCACGAGGACTTGTTGGAGAGTATGTGCTTGAGTTGTCAGCCTGTTGGAAACCGGTACGAGTACCAGTTGTGATCTGTGGAATGTTGATGCTGTCAGTTCCTGCAGGAAGTGCCATTGTGGTGGCAAGGTTTGCAGTAACACGAGCCGCACGAGCGAACTCAGCATATTCGTTGATCAAGTAGATTGGTGGTACGAAATCTCCACCAGAACCGTCGGTGCGAGAAATGTCACGCATTTCAACAGCAACTTCAGCTTGGTGACGATGTAGACGTTCCCACGCAGTTGAATCGTTACGAAGTGTTGCAGCGATCATGTCACGAGCGAAAGAGTTATCTCCACCCTTGTCATAGGTCATTGCTTCACGAGTAACAACAGCAGAACCGAAAGCCTTCACGCCTTCAGTTGCACGAGCTTCAGCAATAGCAGCTGTGCGAACTTCAAGTGCTTCAGCACTTTCAATCTTGCTATCTAGGTCGGCAATTTCTGCCTGACGTGCTTCGACTGCATCTAATGTTTCCACAGATGCCTCGCCAGCAAGCAACGCCTCAGCATCGGCAGCAGCAGCTGAACGAGCTTCTTTCAATTTGTCAACTAATGACATAGCGTTTCTCCTTCAAAGAGAATTGTTGGATATTGTCTTGTTCTTGCAATCCGCCGAGGCATAAACGTCGGGGGAAAATTAGGGGTTAGCGATTCTTAGAGTTTGAAAACTTTTGCTTTAAATCAAGCATCCGTTTGCGAAGTTCCAAAGCCTCAGCCTCAGCATCTTCCGCAGTACGCATTCCGACAGTCGTTGCGTCATAAGCGGGCCAGGTGACGACAGAAACTTCAAACAGGTTCAAATCCTGCAATGTGCGAAGTCCGGACTCACGAGTGTCACCATCAGGAGCGACAGTGAAAGCAAACGACATCTTCGACACATCGCCACGAGAAACAGCCGAAGCCAATTCCTGGGCACGAGGATTCGAAGGATCAAGGTCCGCTTCCATCCACAAGCCTGTGTCATCTTCACGCAGGGCCATTGTGCCTGAAGCAGTTGAAGCTAAAGGCAACGCATCAGTGTCATGGTTCACGAGCAGGAATACTGGTTCACCTGATTGAAGTGTGCGAGTGAAAGCACCGGGGGCAATCATTTCCCGAAACGATAAGCCAGTGGCTTCTTTGTTGAATTGGGCAGCATATCCGCCGATACGAAGATTGCCAGAATCAGTGCTCAACGCACGAACTTCGCAATCCATCGTAACACGTTCAGCGGACATCATTCGTGACTTGCGTTCTTCCAAAACAATCTCCTCAGAACGTGGGGAAGGCAGAGCAGTGATAATGGTCAAAAGGTCATTGCGATGCACAACAGTTCTATCCGTAGGAATCCAACCATTGCCCTTCGCTTCATAAATACGAATCATGAACACTGGATAATCAGGAGTCGCCTCAAGTTGGAAACCGTCAGTTGAAGTCGCTGGGCCTTTAGTGACAACTTTCTCAACCTTGCCACGAGCACGACCACCAGAAGAATCCCACGACACGAACGAACCCTCACCGATACGAGCAGCAGCGGCACGACCTTCAAACGGTGCAGTCATTGTCTTGTCATCAAACTTGTTCGCCATCTTGTCGTAGTATTCCGACACCTTTGCTTTGATGGCATCTTGTTCATCGGCAGGAATATCGACACCGCCACGAGAACCAGCCAACACACCAGCGACAGCGAAAATGCCACGAGGCATCGCAGTCAAAGTCTGACCAATAACATCAGCGAACTGCAATTTGTAAGAACCTAATTTGTCCGGTGCAGACTCGTCAACGTAGAAGAACGCTTCGCCATACTTTTCCCAATTCATGGAATCGCCAGACGTGGCATAGGCACGAACACGAGCCTCAGCAGCTTTAGCATCCCACTCAGAGTCACGCTCACCAATCGGCAACTGCATACCGCCAGAAGCCTTACGCATACCATCAAGCATGATGTGAGCCATTGGCTCAGGCATCACATCATCCACGTCATTACCCTGGGCATCCACTGGGTCAACAACAGGATTCACAACTTCCTGACCGATAGAAGCGGACAACTGCCACTTCCACTTTTGATGCTGGTCAATACGGCCAGCAACCAAATTAGCGACACCCTGCTGGGCATAATTCGTTGCACAATCAAACACGTCACCGAGTTGATCCAACACAATGTCATTCGCTTTCAACAATGCCGAAGCCAACAATGCAGGGTCTTGATTCTTGTCAGCAGTCAACAACGACACATCAGCTAGTGGCACGAAATCGGCAAGCGAGAACGGAGCAGTCACACCAAGTTTGCGAAGAACCTCAGCAAAGTCATCAACACTGCCAAACACATCTTCATAAATCTTCTGGAACAATTTGTGATACTCACTAAAGTTCGCACCCTTAACATTCCAATGAGCACCATGAGCCAAAACATACAACGCAAACACATCACCAAGAAGTTCACTCACTTCTTCAGGCAAATCCGATGTTGTTTCAGATTCCATTGCATCACGAGATTCCATGCTTACGCCTTCCAATAACGCTGCACGAGCAGACAGTTGTTCTCTAATTTTTGACGACCAAGAAAACCCTGCATCGCCACCCCAAGCAGCCCAAGCAACCCGACCAGCACTTGGATAACCTTCATCCCCAACATTGAAACCCTTGCCCTGTTTATCAACCTCATGGCGAGAAAGAAACGCAAACATTCTCAAAACAGTGTCAGCCGAAACAGAATCCCCACTCGCAAGCTGAGAAGCACGAATACGACCAGTGTCAGTGAACCCCGAACCAGCCTTGCCATCAGCAATCCACTTCAAAGCACGAGCAGCCTCATCACGCACCCATTGTGGTGGTCGGAACGTTTCAGCCATTAGTCCAAAACTCCCATCCCCGGAACAGACTTATCAGTATCAGTTCCAGTTGCTGCAAGATCAGTTGTTGATTGACCAGGTAACGCTTGATGGAAATCATCTCCGCCAACGTAAGGTTCATAACCTTCTGTTTGACGAGCCTCATTCGGAGTAAGTGCGCCCATTGCAATTTGCATTTGACTTACACGAGCACGAGTCAAAGCATCAGTGCGTAACAAAACTGAAGTATCAAACACAACATCCATGTCAGGATTAAGAATCTTCGACAACGCAATTTCAAGGCGACGAAGCCAAGGAGTGATTGTGAAGATGAGGAAGTTCAATGAAGCCTGTTCGACGTTCTGATATGTCTGATTGTCACCAGTTGCACCAATGAGATGCGACGGAATGCGGTACACCCGAGCAATGTCACGAATCAGTTGTTCACGAGATTGAATCATTTGAGCATCAGCAGCCGAAGTTGTAATCGGCTTAAAGTTCAAACCATCCGACAACACAGCTGGTCGGCGATGACGACGATGCGTTGCTTCCCACGTTCCCTGAATCGTGCGAGCCTGTTCCAATGTCAACTTCTGAGAAGTTTCCAACACACCCGACGGAGTGCCACCCTCAGCATAGAACTGGGCCAAATGACGGTCCATAGCTAAGGAAAGCCCGACAAGGTTACGAGATTGAATCAAAGGCGACACACCAACCAACGACTGTGGTGGTGTGAACGTACGGATGTGGAGCAAGTTCTCCTGGTCAATGTCGTTACCTAAATGCAGGTAGCGTCGAGAAATCTGGTCACCAGTCGGAAGGACCTGCATCTGGTACGGATGCAAAGGAACAAGACCAATCGCCTGACCGAAACGGTCACGATCAATGTGAATATAGGCGTTACCATGCAACACCAAAGAAGCCATCACAGTGTGAATGAACTCGAAACTATTCGTGCCCGACAAAGGGTCAGGGTCAGCCAACAACTGAGGAACAGGCACAGACTTGCGTTGCCCATCCTTCGTGATTTGATAAGCACGAAGCGGAAGCGAAGCAACCGAATCAGACAACAACGACACAGCCGACAACACCGACGAAACGCCCAGAGCAGTCCACTCATCAATTCGCTCACCAGCACTGGAAGTGATAGTCGTTTGACCATACAACTGGCTCAGAGGAGCAACATAGTTATTGAACTGCGGATAACGACCAACAACATCGCCAACACCACGTCGAAGAATACTCATGCCCTATCCGCCAAAAATGCAAAGACCATCGCAAAGACTCCGCCCAAAATAAGTGCTGCCGACAAACCCAAAAGCTGACCGACACCAACGGTGATTGATAAAGCCCCCACAATTTCGGCAACAGCCGTCACAACTGAAACCTTCAAAAACTTACGCATCCGAATCCCCTGACTCCAAACTCCAAGGATCAAAAATCATTGGAAGCCCATTACCTTGCAACGCATAAAACGCAGCACGTTCCACACCCATAACCGAAGCAACCGCCAAGTCAATCTTGCGATTACTATACCTAGACTCCTTCGCCAACCGAGTCCCACGAGCATCAGCCTTCAAAGTCGCATTACCCACATGACGAGCCAAACGCTGGTCGCCATCGTGCGAAAGCGACCTATTCATCACAGCCTCGAAAAATCTTGTCGTCGCAGGAGTCATCCGAGCAGCTGATTGAGGAAACAACACAACCGGCAAACCCTCATCCTCAAGAACTTGAAAAGTCCGAGCCCAACGATAAGGGTCACACGCAATCTCACGAACCTGAAACAGCCGACAAGCCTCACGAATGGAAGCCTCAACATCAGCAACAGGAACTTGCCAATCAGCATCCGAACCGTCAGGCTTCTCCCAACAATCCACCACGAAAACGTGAGGATTCTCCTCAGTCGTCACACCAACAATCGCAGTGCAGTCACCATTGAACGAACCATCAAACGCCAACACAACATCAGCACCAGGCTCAACAACTCGGTCAGAATCAGTGACGGACTCCCACGAACCAACCGGCAACCAAGTATCCGAAGTCGTCACCCACTGATTGCAACGCTTCGTTCGAAACTCAGACTCAGGCGTTCGATTGATAACCGACTCAAAATCAGCCTTCGACACAATGTCATCAAAGCCAGGATTCGCAGCCTTCCACGTTTCAAGGTCACGATGATCCGCATCATCAGGAGCTTCCCACCACGACATGAAAAACGTCGGGTCATCAACCTCGCCAGAAGCAACCTTCTTGCCGTATTCGTAAAGCCCGAAACACAAAGAATCCTTGCCACTGGAATCAACCTTCACACCGGCAGTGGTAATTCCCACGATGAGGCTTTCCTTACGAGCACCGACACCGAGCTGCATAACATCCCACAACTCACGATTCGGCTGAGCATGAACCTCATCAAACGCCACAAACGTCGGCGACAAACCTTCCTTCGTGAACGCCTCAGCCGAAAGAGCACGATAGGCAGTGCCATTCTTCGGATTAAAAACCGTATCCCGAAACACTTGCAAAAACTCAGACAACTCAGGCTGAAGCCGAATCATTTCCTTCACAGTATCGAAAATGATTTTCGCCTGCTGCCGGTCAGCGGCGCAAGAATAAATCTCACCACCACTAGGCCCGAACACAAGATGCTCCAAAACCAACGTCGCAAGCCAAGCCGACTTGCCATTCTTACGAGGCAACCCAATCAACGCAGTCCGATGACGTAACGACTTATCAGACTTCACAGCAAACAAACGCTGAGTCAAATCCTTCTGCCAGTCACGAAACACCAACGACTCGCCAGAATTACCAGCAACAGAATCTTTTGTAATCTTGCACAACGCCTCAGCAAAATCAATCACATGATGACCACGAGAACGCTTCAAATCAGCTGGTGGAACTTTCGTCAACCACTTCGGCTCACTCTTACTTTTCCCCTGAGTAGCCATCAACTCTCCTGCTGTCGCTTCGCAATAAGTTGATCCAAAGCCGACACACGCTTTACCTCAGCAACACCAAGCCTCGAGCGAGAAACAGGGTCAAACCCTAAACTCGTCAAACCATCCGTGAAACTCTTATTCAACGAAGCCAAAGCACGAGCATCCACAGCCTCAGAAGTCGCATGATAACGACGACGAGCAACAGCCAAATCATCAGCCAAACGACACACATTCAAAATTGCTTGCTGGTCAGAATCAGGCGACAACCAAGTGATTGCCATCGACCAGCACGAATCCCACACCTGACGACCATCAACACCCAAATCCGGTGGCGGTGCAGGAATGTTCTCAGCCATAGGCAACGCAGTCACAGCATGAAGCTCAGGCAACTTGCGTTGACCAGGGTTGCCAGTCACTCGCTTCAATTCAGTTGGCTTCGGGGGACGACCTTTGGTCATAGTCCAATCTCCAAACTGCGTAAAACTAAAGGATTTCCCCGAGTTCGTAATTTCGCAGAAATGTGCAAAAAAG